GGATGCGTACTACGACGGCGCTTCGTTCGCCTACGGCGTGCGCCCTGCTTTCAAAATCTGAAATCACGCCCCCTTGTGGGGCGTGTGAGATGAGGAGGGAAAATTAACAATGAAAGATATAGCAAAAGCGCAAGTAAACAAAGTCCTTATGCTCCTGAAAATGACTCTCATTACGAACGGTCTTGGTCTTGCTACCGACCATGAAGGGCATTTACTTATCTTTGAAAGCGCAGAATATAAAGAGAAAGGACAAAGACTTGAAGATTGTGACGGAATGGTCATACATCTTGAAGATTTAGTTAGGTGATTTCATGGCCGGTATTGATAGAGAACTTTTTGAACTTAAGAATGGCAGAATTATCATGGACGAGGACTTGTCCGACAAAATGTACATGATTAAAAACTACCATCCTGAGCGAACTGACGAAACCTCTTCCGGGTTTGAGTGGTCTGAAATGGGTATGGCTAATCTTTTTGGCGTGCTCTATAACAAAGAAGCTCGATACTGTCCTGAACATAGAAGTTGGTACACATATCACGAGGGCGCATGGCGTAAAGATGAGGGAGCTATCCTCGTATCTGAAAAAATCAAAGACTTCGTAAGACTCATGATTCTTTATTGCGGCGAAATCATAGACGATGATATCCGTAAAGCATATACGAAGTTTGTAAACTCCATGGGCGACCGCCGCATGAGAGATAGAATCCTCAAAGACGCTACCGGGGAACTTCGTATTGCCGCCGTTGAGTTTGACGCTAATCCTTATTTAATCAATTGCTTAAACGGCACTTATAATCTCGAAGACTTTACCTTCCGTGAGCCTATATGGTCTGACTTTTTGACTATGCAAACCAACTTCCGTCATACCGTTTCCCGTGATGTTAAATGTCCTCGATGGGAGAAGTTTATAGACGAAGTTACCGAAAACGACAAAGACAAAGCCGACTTCTTACAAAGGGCACTGGGCTATTCGATTATCGGTATGAGTAACGAAGAGTGTATGTTTATCTTACACGGTAAAACAACTCGAAACGGCAAGTCCACTCTTCTTAACACTATCGAATATATGCTCGGAGATTACAGCAAGGTTGTTCCCGTAGGTATGATTTGCCGAGGAGATAGACAAAAGGACGCAGAAGCCGCTACCCCTACCCTTGCCGGACTTAAGGGCAAACGATTTGTAACCATGTCCGAAAGTAACGAGTATGGAAAACTCGATGAAGAGAAAATTAAACAACTCACAGGCGGTGAGGAAATCTCCGCTCGTGCGCTGTATCAATCAGCTATAACTTACAAGCCGCAGTTCACACTTTGGATGTCGTGTAACGACCTTCCTATGGTAACTGATAAATCTCTCTTTGCTTCCGAGCGTATCAAAGTTATCGAGTTCAATAGGCACTTTACCCCTGCCGAGCAAGACACTCATCTCAAAGACGAGCTTACATCTACAGAGTCAATGAGCGGCATATTTATGTGGCTTGTTAGAGGATATATCAAGTACAAAGAGCGAGGTCTCGCTATGAGCAAAGAACTAACAAGCGTTATCGCTCGCTATGAGCGTGATAACGACTTGGTATTGCAGTTCCTTGAGTCTCGATGTGCGAAAGAGGAAGGTGTAACCATTAAGGCAAAAGACCTTTATGCCGCTTTTAAGATTTGGGCTAAATCAGAGGGCGCATATGTCCTCTCTGCTCGTAAATTTAACGCAGAAATGGAACGCCACCCGGAATGGTTTGAGCGTAAATCTACTTCAAGCGGCTATGTTATCTATTGGGGAGTTAAGCTCAAGGAGGTTGTATGACATGACTAAAAGTGAATATGAAATGCTACAAGGACAGCTTACTCGAAAGATGAAAAATAATCCCTACAACCAGAGAGGTCTTTGGAAATACGGTGAAGGTTATGACGACGCTATTTTAACAGCTAAAAGCATATTATCAAAATTTTACAGTAAGCATTATGAAAAAAGAAACAACGAAGGGGTCTCATGATGTACACCATTTGTAAGAGTAAAGGGTCTAATAAATATATTGTTTATTTAGCCGGAGAAACAAGGATTGTTCCCATCTGCAACCCTATCGAGAAAAAGAAGGCTCTGCACTTGGCGGCAGATGTTTCCGGCATGAGCTATAACGACTACATGAAGTGGTACAGAAAAGAGGGAAAAAGAAATGGTTGACCAAGTTAAAATATGCGGTATTCCGTACAAAGTTATCCTGAAAGAAGATGAGTTCGATACAGACGCACACTTCGGACAAATCGATTATGTTAAAAGCGAAATCAAGATAAATGCGGCACTTTCAAACGAGATGAAGGAAGAAGCTCTCACACATGAGATATTGCACGGCATTTTTATACATCTTGGCTTCAATGATGAATCGCAAAATGAAAGGTTTGTACAATCCTTAGCAAACGCTATCAATCAGACTTTTACTCTAAGGAAGGAGGTTTAATAATGAAATGTCCTATGAAGAAATATGAGCCGGGAGATGTTCTGGTCTTTAAGAATATACCTTGCGACCAGATATCCTCGGAGAGCATTAAGAATGTGGGAGCTATCAAACTCAAAACGCCCACAGACGAAGCTCCTTCGGTAGAGATTATATCCGGCACATGTGACGAGGAACTTTGCGCATGGTGGTGTCAAGATACCGGGCAATGCGCCGTCCTGACACTGGCCGAGACATATAGGAAGGCGGTGAGAAAATGAAATGAGTAAGCCTGAGACCTGTGTATGTTGCGGCGAGGTTATCCCCGAAGGCAGACAGGTTTGTCCTGATTGCGAATGGAAAGCGAGACAAAGAAAAGACTATGTTCCGGAGTCTCGATATCAGACTTCCTCATGGGTAAATCGAGTGAGGAGAATATTTAAGAGAAAGGTAACAAGAAGATGAAGATTTACATAAGTGGCCCGGTAACAGGCATTGAGGGCTACTGGGAGAAGTTCTACGAAGCGGAATACCAACTTAGGACTTTAGGATGGGAAGTGGTCAATCCTGTAAGAACAAACGAGACTCTTCCCTCAAGTTTTAAGCATGGTGAATATATGAAAGTTTGCGAAGCGGCTCTTGCCCCGTGTGACGCTATTCTCATGCTCAAAGGATGGCAAGAAAGCGTTGGTGCAAAGATGGAGTTTGAATGGGCTAATGAGAACGGAATTTGCGTTCTTTATAAACCACAACCGCCTTCTTATGTTGAAGGTTACATGGTGGGTAAATCAGACGCAAATAAACCTTCTAAACAACTATCGCTCTTTGACAAATTGAGAAACAAATAAGTCTTATTCGGATTAAAAAACAATCAAAACTGACATTTGTAAACTAATACGAATGAGATTGAAAACTTATCTTTTCGACTTTCGAGGGCAACACGGATTTCACCATGGAAATTAAAAGCGAGCGAAAACGACTTTGAAAAATGGTAATAATACTAATAAGAATAAGAAAAGACGAGTTTATCCGAATGAGATTGAGAAGTAATAAAAATTGACATTTGTAAAACAGTCTGAAAGAGATTATAAAACTATCTTTTAGGCTTTCGAGCCGAAGTAGTGAATGAAGTAGTAAAAGTAGTTGTATTTCAGTTTTTGCGTATAATTCTCTCTGGTAGACTCCTATCTGGGAAAAGTTACCGGAAAAATCGATTTTGAACTACTTTTACTACTTCTCCAATAACAATAACGACTTTTTTACGACTTTTAAGAGGACTCTTCCTTGAAAATTAGAAAATGGCTATACAGGAGGTAAACAGAATGGCTACAAGAAAGAAAAACGAAGTTGTGCCGAAAGAAAAAGAAAAGGTTACAGTGATTAAGAAGAAGCCGAGAGGTGGTAATTCCCCAGTTATAGGGATGAATGGTTATAACCTTGAGCCGGGAGATAACTCGAAGATAACAAGAGTGAGCATTGCACTTCTCAATCTTCCGAACATCGACTTAGATGATATAGACGCTGTAGCGCAGAGATTAACAGAGTATTTTGAGATATATGACAAAGCGGATATGAAGCCGACTGTTGCGGGAATGGCCGTTGCGTTGAATGGACATAGCCGACAATGGTTACATTCTGTAGTTACTGATAGTCCTACTGGTGGTGCGGGATATACTGCTCCGTTGCGTCCAGAGGTAGCCGACTTCATAAAAAAGGCGTATTTTATGATGGAAACTTCGTGGGAAGCTTACATGAACTCCGGGAAGGTCAATCCCGTGGCCGGTATCTTTCTTGGCAAGAACAATTATGGTTATAAAGACAAAACCGAATATGTCCTTACTCCTAACGCAAATCAGGACGCAGACATTGACCCCGACTCTATCCGTGAACGCTATCTCATCGACTCTCATGACGACTCTGACCCCGATACGGAAGAGTAAACGACTATCGACTTTCGACTTCCGTTCGACTTTTCCGACTATCGACTATCGACTATGAACCGCTTTTTGTGGCCGAAAATCCGGCACTTTAGGCGGTTTTATTTTGCAAAATTTTAAGGATTTCTGACGATTGTTTAACGCTTTAGCGTATTAAAGCAAAATACCCCGGAACATCAGGCCGGGGCTTTTCTTATTTCCGGTTCCGGTAGTCGGTGGACGATTGAAAAATAATCCGAAAAAGATTAAAAATTTATCTGAAAAGTGTTGACAAGTAACACGAAAGAGATTATAGTATAATCAGAACAAGACAAGAAGCAACACAAAACGGATAAGGAAGGAGGGCGAAAAGTGAAAACAAAATATTATGAAAACGGAGATATAACAACAATTATTGAATATCAATTTATAGGTTACGGGATAAATGCGCAAAGCGTATACCAGAAAATTATTACAACATTCAGTATTGCAAGAGGAGTTATCAAAAATCGTGAAAAACAACCGGTTAAATGTTTTTACAGATAATTTAAGGAGGTTATAAAAATGTTTGAGAATTTGAAAGCGGCCTATTTAGAAGATAGGGAAAGACAAAGGGAAAAGAACGCATTTTTCATTGAACACGGTTACTTAAAAGAGTGGAACGAACAGGAACGCAAGGAAAGCGACAAGGGCATTGAAAGATATTCAACGGCCACAAGATGGGAACAGTATCAGGCCGGAAGGATTGACAGGGCGCAGGCCGTAGCATTTGCCACTAAAAGGAACAACAAAGCTATTGACAAAGAAATTGCCGCCGGGCTTGCACATTTGGAAAGAGTGGCCGCCGCCGGAGATGTAAATTATATCAATTGTAATGTTATATGGAAGCGGAACGCTTATTGGGGGAACAATCCCACGGCCTATGTCACAACGGATTGTGAATCGGGCGTATTTGAAGGAAAGGCAAGCGGTTGCGGTTACGACAAGGAAAGCGCCGCCGTTGCAGAAGCGTTTAATAAAAGCCCGGCAATAATGAAAGTGTTATACACACTCAAGGAAAAGGCACTTGCCGCCGGTATGAGTGATTATTCTAAAAGCACCGTAACGAATGTAAATAACAGGGATATTATCGGTTACGGCGCAGGATATAGCACTATCCCATATTTTGAGGGTGGCGTTGGTGTTAATTGCTTCTGGAGCATTCTAAAAAAGGCCGGGTTTATTCTCCGGGCGAATTATGGAAAGCGTGAAGATTTTTACAGGCTTATAAGAGAAGAGGAGGCGGAATAATGAAATATTACAAGGTGAAGCCCGAACATGATAACAAAAGGCGGTGGAAATTTCACAAAGGCGGAGGGCTTGAAATTGACGGGGTTATGTTGGGGAATGAATTATATACCCCGAAAGAAGTTAATAAATATTTAGGGCTTGCGGCGTGCTGCGAAGTGGTAGAAATTCCGAAAAGCAAAATATATTTTAGTTTTGGTGCACGCTATAGCACGGTTACAGGAGGTTATAAACATGAAATATTATAAATTTGTAAAGTGGGATGTTCCGGAAGCGGAAAAGGCACTACAAGGAAAATTGCCGCAAGCGTTGAGGGCGTGGGATAACGGAGATAAAGAGCCGTTGAAAAGTTTACACATTGCCACACAATCCCCGTTTTATAAGTCTATGGGTTGGTGTGTACCCTATGCGGAATATATGCGCCGGTTCTGGGTTAAAACGAAGTATTACGGAATTATTGAGATGTACGCACTCAATAAAACGGACATCAGAAAAGAATTAAAGAGCCACAACATAATTGAAATAAAGGAGGTTTAACAATGAAAAACATTGACGACATTATGAAGAATTTGGCCGAATATACAAGGCTACAGGAAGAGACAAGCGCAATTATTGACGGGTTAAAAGATGAATTAAAAGACATCATGACGGCGCGCGGCGTGGAGGTTTTAGCCGGCACGGAACATAAAGCAACGTATAAGGCCGTAACATCTTCAAGGATTGACACAACGGCACTTAAAAGAGATTTGCCGCATATTGCGGCGCAATATGCGAAAGAAACAACATCAAAACGCTTCACGTTTGTATAAGGAGGGCGACACATGTTTATAATTATATGTTTAATCGTTTTACCGTTCGTTATCCTTGCGGAATTGCTAAAACAAAATAATTGACAATCTCAAGCCCCGGCACTGACAAGCCGGGGTTTTCTTTTACCCGTTGGAATGTTCCGGCGGGTTTTCGCTTGCTTTTGGGTGTGTTCTATTGATAGCGGTTAAAATGCTATCAATAGAATTGTTTTTTATATTTTAATAGTGCTATCAAAATATAAACGGGTTTATTGATAGTGAACAGGCGGCCGGGGTTAGGCTTGCCGGGGTTACCCCCGGAGGGGGAAGGCGCACGCCCGGCACGGGCGCAGGGAGTGGCTTGAATATCCCCGAAAAATAAAAAGGCTTCATTTTAGATAAAAACTTATCCGAATAGTGTTGACAATCCTCTACCCCGATGTTATACTCTAATCACAGTTACAGAACAACAATTCTCAAGGAGGTGCATTATGGTACTCAATAACATTGAACTCGATGTAAAAATCAAATGTCTTGAACACGATATCACTCAAGAAAAACTCGGCGAAAACATCGGCACAACCGGACAATATGTCAATCGTATCATCAAGAAAAAGGACGGTCTTCTCAATAAGACTTTTGTAAAGATGATGGAAGCTCTCGGTTATGACATTGAGTTCGTCTATGTGAAAAGAGAGAAATAAACAGGAGGTGGGTACATGAAGGTCGGTTATGTACGAGTAAGTACCACAGAGCAAAATCCGGCGAGACAAGAAGAACTCATGAAAGCCTTTGGTGTGGAAAAGGTGTTTTCTGAAAAATTGAGTGGCAAAGATACTAATAGACCACAGTTTCAGGAAATGTTATCATTTTTAAGAGAGGGAGATACGCTGTACATAGAGTCTTTTTCTCGTCTTTCTCGCTCCACTCGTGATTTGCTCGATACGGTAAACACGCTTAACAACAAATCAGTGTCGTTGGTGTCAGACAAAGAGAAAATAGATACTACGACTCCGCAGGGGCGGCTTATTATGACGGTCTTTGCCGCTATTTATGAGTTCGAAAGAGAAAACACACTGCAAAGGCAAGCCGAAGGTATAGCCATTGCTAAAAGGCAGGGTAAATACAAAGGCAGAAAACCTCTTCCCGTTTCTCAGCAATTTCTTCTCGCCGCTAACAAGTGGGCTGACGGTAAATTACCACTCAAACAGGCGATTTCGGAATCGGGAATGAGTGAAGCTACATTTTTCAGGAAGTGTAAACAAGTGGGTATTTCGAAAAGTAGAAGTAGTAAAAGTAGTTGAAAAACGATTTTTGCGTATAACTTCCCCAGATATGCGCCCTTCTGGTAAAACTTATCGGAAAAACTGAAAAAGAACTACTTTTACTACTTCATAGGAGGTCATTATGAAACGAATTGTATTATTTTTAATCTCAATCGTGTTGGTGCTGACTTTTGCGGGTTGTGGTAGTGAAGAAAAGGAATTGACCAACAGGGCGGTTTATGAAAACTATACTCTTGTCATTGGCGAAGCCGTAAGATTTACCGATGAAAACGGTACGAAAATGCTCAAAGTTCATGCCGTTTATACGAACAGTGGTAAAGAGTCGCAATATGCCGCTTCTTCTTTTGCGGTAAGAGCATTTCAAAATGACAAGGAGCTTGAACAATTTTACAATGTAGGCAACGAAGATGATAATATAACAAAAGAGGTACAAAATGGTGCGTCCGTCAATGTGATTTATTATTTTGCTCTCAGTGATAGTTCTGAGGTAGAAATACTTGTAGGAGAGCCGACTGCCGAGATGAAGTCTATTGGCAGACGAATATACACATGGTAATTCTTTGTATTTTGGTGTTACCTCTTGTCATTTTCTATTACCTACTAAAAAATAACAAATATTAAACATTAGATGATGTGTTAGAAGGTGCGTTATCGCACAGAGTTAAATCTCTGGAGATAGCGCACTTTTTATTTGGAGGTAACAATGCAACAAATACTAAAAACAATAACAAAACAAATCGGGAGTAAGTCGTTTTCTTATCAGACTTACTTTGATTTATACGGAATGAGTAAGGAATCCATGAAAAACGAAGAAACATGGCAGTTAGGATTTGATTATCTTAAGACTCTCTCCTTTCTATGCGAGAAAGCGATAAAAGACCCTTCTCTTTCAGACGGAAACCTATTAGATGTTTTTTCTCTGCATAAAAGGGTTTGTCTTAGCCTTGCTCCTTATGATTTTGATAGTTATCTGCTCTATGTAGAGTGGAATAGACCTCCTGACAAAAAGTTCTACCCTCCCCGCCGCCCCATGCTGAAACAGATAGTGGACGCTTTACAAGAGCTTGCGGATGATAAATTAGATTTACTCGCTGTCTCTCTTCCTCCCGGCACAGGGAAAACTACACTTGCTATCTTTTTTCTGACTTGGCTTGCGGGTAGAGAGCCTAACGAGCCGATATTGACAGGAAGCCACTCAAATTCATTTGTGCGAGGAGTCTATGACGAAGTTTTGAGAATACTTGACCCTAACGGTGATTATTTATGGCAAGATGTGTTTCCCGGTCTCCAAGTCTCAAATACAAACGCAAAAGATTGTCGTATTGATATCGACAAAAGACAAAGATTTGAGACGCTTGAGTTTACCTCTATCGGAACGGGTAATGCAGGACTTTATAGAGCTTCTACTCTTCTCTACTGTGACGACTTGGTTTCAGGTATCGAGGTTGCATTATCAAAAGAGCGTCTTGACAAGCTGTGGGAAACCTATACAACTGACTTAAGACAGCGTAAGATTGGCGATAAGTGTAAGGAGCTTCATATCGCTACAAGATGGTCGGTTCACGATGTAGTAGGAAGGCTTGAGCTTGAATACGGAGAAAATGAGAGAGCAAAGTTTATCGCTGTACCGGCTCTAAATGAAGATGATGAGTCTAATTTCGATTATGTTTATGGCGTGGGATTTACAACGAAGTTCTATCACGAGCAAAGAAGTATCATGGATGAAGCAAGTTGGAGAGCCTTGTACATGAATGAGCCTATAGAACGGGAAGGCCTTGTTTATTCTTCCGATGAGCTTCGTAGATATTTTGAACTTCCTTCCGAAGAACCGGACGCAATCATAGGAATCTGCGACACGAAAGACAAAGGTAAGGATTACTGTTTCCTCCCTGTCGGATATGTTTACGGCGAAGACCATTACATCGATGATTGTGTTTGTGATAACGGCCTTCCGAATATCGTAGACGCAAGACTTGTTGAGATACTTGTTCGAAAGAAAGTAAAATCTTGCAGATTTGAAAGTAACTCTGCCGGAAGAAGAGTTGCCGAAAAGGTACAAGAAGGCGTAAAAAAGAAAAAAGGTATTACGCACATTACGACAAAGTTTACTACGGCTAACAAAGAAACAAAGATAATTATAAATTCAGCATGGGTAAAGGAACATTGTCTATTCAAAGACCCTTCCCTATACGAAAGAAAATCAGACTATGGCAAAATGATGGATATGCTTTGTTCTTACACGGTTGCCGGTA